CCTTTTCTAGTATACTCGTGCCAAATTACAACTTTGTGTGGGTGAAATAAATCATACCCATGGGTATACGCTCGAACCGCTATTGAAATCTCTTCTCCATGAAAATAAAATTCTGGATCATGTTGTACTTCTTCACTGAATTTACCTAATGTGAAAGCAAAATGTGCGGAATAAAATCTTGCAGGAACTGGTTGTTTAAGTTCTTGCCAACCAGGAATTGTTTCAGGTAAAAAGAAAACTGCACCTTCTGGAATAAATCTGTCAAACGCCATTCTCCAAGGTTCTCTAATTCTTGCCGCAGGATCATTATCTGGATCAAAAGATGAAACATATCCTGTTAATAAGGGTTTTTCGAATCCTTTTTTCTGTAGTTGTTTAACCATTTTGATAAGTGTGTCATCCCAGTCTTTTTCAAATCTCATATGAGAATCAATTTGTAAAGTATACTCCTCACCATCATATAGTTGCTGTACTTGATTTCTGGCCCAACACACCCCTTTGGATTCATTATATAAAACATCCAAAATTCTAAATCTCTTATCATTTCTAAAGTCATCTAGAGTATCAAACTTATCATCAGGGTGATATTGTCTACAAATTCCAATACGTAAATTGTTTGGTTTTTTTGCATTAGAAATCATATCTTTGATTGTCAGTTCAAGTTGGGGGTCCCGGTAGGACGCTATTTGTACAAAAATTTTCATATTATTTTTTTTATTTAAAAATAATAATCAATCTCAAAAAGAAAATATTAATTAAAATTTACATGGGTATACCGCAACACAATCTGAACAAGGTCCATATGCGGTAACTGTTGCTGAAAAAATTGGAGATCCAGTTATTGCCCCTAATACGGTCCAACAACTTCCTGAAGAAATTACTCTAGTTCCTACTGCAGTTCCTGAAGGTAAAACAACAAATCTAGTAAGCCCACTATCACAACAAGATCTGACTCTGAAAATTGTACCAGTACTTCTTGTCGGGGTAACTGTTTTTGTAGGAGTAACAGTCCTAGTCAAAGTGGGGGTAATTGTAACGGTGGGAGTTATCGTTGAAGTCACTGTTGGGGTGGGTGTTTGTGATGGGCAAGGATAACCAGTAATACAACTAGAACAATCACTATAAGTTGTGGATCCGTTCCAGGTTATTGTGACAATTCCTACTGTTTGAGATATCACCTCATAACAATTATTTCCTGTTGTCAAAAACACACTACCTATCACTGTGTTACTAGGTAAACTGGCAAATCCATCAGGTACTAATGCACAACAAGGTCTGACAAAAAATATGGAATACGCAGTACTTGGAGTTACTGTTGGGGTTATTGTCACCGTAGGAGTGATTGTTGTTGTAACTGTTGGAGTTAATGTTGGAGTAATTGACGGAGTAATTGTAGGTGTGGGTGTAATTGTTGGAGTTATGGTTGGTGTTACCGTAGGAGTTAAAGTGGGGGTTATGGATGGTGTTGGCGTTATTGTCGGTGTTATAGATGGTGTTGGTGGTGGGGAAGTTGATGTAACTGTAGGTGTAGGAGTTATCGATGCTGTTATTGAAGGTGTTACGGTTGAAGTAACAGTTGGAGTAATCGTAGGTGTGGTAGTTGGTGTAAGAGTAGGAGTCAAAGTGGGGGTCGGTGTTGAAGTTATTGATGGTGTGACTGTGGGGGTAATTGAAGTTGTTGGAGTAATGGTTGGTGTTATTGACGGTGTAATAGTTGGAGTTGGTGTAATTGTTTTTGTTGGAGTCAAAGAAGGTATAGGTACACATGATAACATAGAGCAAGGTAATCCTTCCACCGCAGTGACACCAATTAAATTTGTTGGGTTAGTTCCACAAATGTAATCTATTTGACCCCCACCAATAGGATATGAATTTATTTGAACACCACTACAATCTATGTAATCCAGAAATCCTGTAACCGATAATGAGACATTTGAGACAACAATACAATTACAAGGAAATGGATTGGTTGGTGTAGGAGTTTGAGTTAATGTGGGGGTTTGAGTCGGTGTAACAGGACAACTATATGGTTCAAAATACTCACAACCATTTGAGTCAATTATTTTTATTATTAGATCATTTGTATTGTCTAATGGTGGTGGTACGTTAAATTGATATGGTAACGAAACTCCAGTTGCAACTAAATAACAAAAAGTATTTGTTATATCACAAACGTATACATCATAAGGTGCAACACCGGAAGAAGTTAGTATATCTACTTGATTTGGCAAATTTTATTTTTTTTATAAATACCTATTAAAAAATATTGTGGTAATTTTTATTTTTATCGATAATTTCAATAATTTTGTTATATACGTGTAATACCGAAGGATGACACTCAAAAGTTTCTTTCCTTTCGAGACAATTTACTAATGACGGTATTCCTTGTATCGACCCCCATTCTTGAACTCCATATTTCATATCTGAAGCACAATTCAATCCACAACCACCTCTAACATAATGATATTTATATTCTTGTGAACCATTTCTATATGGTGTTCTAAACTCAGGATTTATTGAACTTCCTAACTGTATAATTTCTGCATCTGTAGTACCGGCTAAATGTAAAAGACCTGAATCCATTGTAACAAAACACATACTATTATTTATTAAATGCCAAGTTTGATCAAGAGATGTTTGGTTCATTAAGTTATATCCTAACTTTATTGGAAAATCAAAAACTGGTTTATCAACATTTGACCCACCTAATTCTGATGAATTTTTTCCAATTGAAATTACCGATATTCCTTTTTCATTTAATAGTTGTGTTAACATTTGCCAATTTTTTGCCGGCCAAGTTCTTGAATTCCAATTTTGAACGGGATGTATTAAAACGTATTTATTGGGTAAATGAGGAAGTGTCACATCTTCATTTGGAATATAGTCCAAAGTCATTTCATCTTTGGTTAACATAAACCCAAGATTAATTGCGTGTAATTGTCTAATGTCCATCACATTATGTTTATTACAAACTCCATTGTCTTTATATGAAACATCAAATGTTGACATTACTTCATATTCTTTATTAACCCGATCAAACTCTTCATCAGTGTAAGGAATGTTCCTATCAACATAGGGGGAGTTTTTAAATAGATCGGGGTGTTTTGAAATTACATGAACTTTTCTATTATAACTTTTACTAATTTTTCTAACGATTGGTGTAGCACAAAGTGTGTCACCTAACGAATTACAACCGGCAATATTTATACAAATTTCTTTCATAAGTCATATAAAAAATATTATATAATGAAAATAAATACAGATTAAATCAACTTCTTTAAAAGATAAAAACTTTAATTTTTATTATTCCACATGTATTTTTAGTTTATGGAAAATATGAAAATTAAAATTATCACCATATTTATCAACTGGGGGTTCTAAATTTTTTAACACACATTATATGGTAATTTATAAAATAACAAACTTAATAAATGGGAAAATATATGTTGGTCAAGATATGGCTAATAACCCTAACTATTTTGGGTCAGGTACGAGGATATTAACATCAATAAAAAAATATGGTAAAGAAAATTTTATAAAAGAAATTATTGAGATATGTTCGTCTTTGGTGGAATTAGATGAAAGGGAAATTTTTTGGATAAAGGAGTTAGACTCAACAAATAGAAGTATCGGTTATAACATATGTGAGGGGGGTAGATCATATAGGAGTATGAGAGGTGAGAATAACCCAAGATATGGTATTAAATTATCTGAAGAAACAAAACAAAAAATAAGGGAAAAAAGAAAAAACCAAAAAATGTCTCAAAAAGAAAAAGATAGGTTGAGTGAATTATGGAAAGGAGATAAAAATCCAGGTAAAAATAAATCAGAAGAGACTATAAAAAAACTAAAGGAAGTTGCAAAAAAAATAGATAGAAGAGGAGAAAAACACCCAATGTATGGAAAAAAACATTCGGACGAAATAAAAGAAAAATGGAGTAAAGATAGGAAAGGTTTAAATATAGGGTCGAGTAATCCAGATGCGACTAGATATTACATAAAAACACCTGAAGGTAAAATTATTGTAATTGAAACCAGAAAATCTGTTATTGAATACTTGGGTTGTAGTTTAGGGTTTTTTGGAACTAAAAAGTATAAAAATTACGAACTAATAAATAAAGAAAAAATAAATAAGTGAAATTAAAAATATTATACATAGAACCACATTTGAGTACAGGAGGTGCACCCCAATTCGCGTTAAAAAGAATTCAGTCATTACAAAAATTTAAAAATGAAATAGAAATATTCTTAGTTGAGTATTCTAATTTTAGTGAAACATATGTCGTCCAAAGAAATGAGATCATTAAACTATTGGGTGAAGAACATTTCTTCACTCTTGGTGGAACAGGTGAGATTGAAAGAAAATATGGGTTAATTGATATTATTAAAAATAATAAGATTGATGTTATTCACTCTGAAGAAATGTTAGATGGTTTTGAGGCGTTTAATAGAATTCCTTTGGATTTATTAAATCAGATTTATTCTAACGATAGATCTTGGAGAATTGTTGAGACTTGTCATAACATATGGTACGACCCAAAAACGAATAAAAAATTACAACCTGAAGCATATTCATTGGTAACTCCGTATCATATGGATAATACCTTTAAGAGTACAAAACCGATGAAACGACTTTCTTTATACCCTTTCGAGAATAAAGTTAATTCACTATTGGAGGAATATGGAACCATTAAAGGTGTTAATACCGTACCTCTTATACATAAACTAAAAATAAGAGATGAGTTAGGTTTAGATTTAATGAAGACTCACGTATTAAATGTTGGTTTATGGACGAGCGGTAAAAATCAAGGAGAAGGTGTTGAGGTCGCAAGAACTTTAGTAGAATCTAACCCTAACATTCAATTTCACTTTATAGGAAACCAAGCACCAAATTTTGAGGGATATTGGGGTTCGATTATGAAAGACTTACCATCAAATGTAAAAGTATGGGGTGAGAGAAGTGATGTTGATAAATTTATGCAGGCATGTGATGTTTTCATGTTTAACTCAACTTGGGAGTGTAATCCATTGGTTGTTAGAGAATCGGTTAATTACGGGATGAAAATCTTAACAAGAAACTTACCACAATATTCAGGTATGTTTGATAATTACGTTACACCAATTGAGGGTGATGTAGAGAACATATCTAAACAATTATTAGATTTAATTGAAAGTGATGACTCGTATGAAATTCCTATGGATGATAGTTTCGGGCAAGGTCTGTTAGATCTATATAAAGAAGTCTCGGTTTTAGATATCACACAACAAGAACCGATTGAAAACGATTATGTTATTAAACAACATTTTGTTGTAAACCCGTTTTTTGAAATATTGGGTCAGGGGGATAGAGAATTTAATATTAAATTATTTGATGAAAAATCTTTGGTTTATGAAAACAACATTAAAATAAATAGTTGGATAAAACTCAATCGTGAATATTTTAGTAATTGGAAAACTGAAATTAGAGAAAATGGTAAACTAATATATCAAAACCAAATCAATTTAGAAAACAAACGTGTTTATATTTCATTTGGATCAAAATCCCTTGGAGATACATTAGCGTGGTTTCCCTATTGTGAAGAATTTAGATTAAAACATAAATGTAATTTAATTGTATCCACCTTCATGAATTATCTGTTCAAAGACCAATATCCAAACATAGAATTTGTAGAACCTGGTGAGTCCGTACCCAATATTCACGCACAATATAGATTGGGTTGGTTTTATAATGAAGATGGGACGATTGACACTAACAAACACAAAATTGACGTTAAATTACAACCACTACAAAAAACTGCAACCGATATTCTTGGTTTGGACTATAAAGAAATAAGACCAAATCTTAATTTACCAAATGTAGAAAAAAAGAAAAAAGTTGGAATTGGTTTTCATTCTACAGCACAAGCAAAATATTGGAACAATAAAAGTGGTTGGCAAGAAGTTGTTGATTACTTAAATAATCTTGGGTATGAATGTATGATTTACTCAAAAGAAGGTGATGGTTATATGAATAACTTTTACCCAAAAGGGGTTTCAGTTTTTAAAGGTGGAAACTTACAAGAGGTAATTAATGATCTATCTACTTGTGAATTTTTTGTAGGTCTTGGGTCAGGTTTGTCTTGGTTGGCTTGGGCTTGTAAACTACCCGTTGTTCTTATATCAGGGTTTAGTGAAAAATGGGCAGAAACAAAATTAGAAACATATAGGGTAATAAATGAAAACGTTTGTCACGGATGTTTTAATTGGGATAGATTGGATGCTGGAGATTGGAATTGGTGTCCTTTACATAAAGGAACTGATCGTCAATTTGAGTGTTCAAAACAAATAACATCAGAAATGGTAATAAAAGAAATTAATAAAATTATGGGTAAAGAAGAAAATACATTTC